TCGCAGCAAGCCCTTCGAGCATGAACGGCTGCCCTCGTGTGCCGGGGTGCCTGACCAGTTTGGTGTAAATAATCTTGCTGCCCACCTTGAAACGCAGCACACTGGCGCGCCTGGGCCGAATGAGATGCGCCCGGATGCCCTCATGCACGGGCCGCGCATAACTTGCATTCGTGCCAACGACACCCCGGACGCCGGGACGCTCCACACGGTGTGTAATGGTGCGCCGCAAGTTGCCGGTCTTGACGGGCGTGTGGCGCTTGACGTTGCCTTCCACGACCGCAAGCACGCGGCTTAGTGCCTGCTCTTCGAGGCTGCGAAGACGACTATCAGAGAGGCGCCGCTGAAGTTCTTCAACTGTTGCCATTAAAATACTCGCTCGCGATACTGGTCACGCACGCCAGCAATGACCATCCGCTGCTGGTTTGTCATCGCGCCCTGATACCCCACGACCGCGCCGCCGCCCGGCCCGGTCTCCACACCGATCACGTCTGTGAAGAGCGCCCGGTCTTTTGCGCGCCAGATATTGACCGCAACCTCTATTGTGACTTCAACGATGGCAGGCGGCGGCTCACCATAGCCCCAGGCAGCCGTCACACGGTAGCGGCGATGCCTCCACACATCATCACGATACAGGTAGCGGTGGTTGTCATCGTCTACATCGTAATCGGTGCCTTCCACATAGGTTGTGGCTGCATCGTAATCGGTCAGGCTTGTGATGGTGCCCGCTTCATAGTGAGGTAACGTCAACCACTTGGAGCGCTCAGCAAAGACAATCTTTTCGCTGCTGCTATAGCCTGCAAAGGAAAAGCCTAGCGCCTCATCAACGATGTCAGTAGCGCGTTCCAAAACAGCCTCAAGCAAGTCATCGGTTGCGGGTTCGATGCTCACATCGGGTGACGTGCCGCCAGTTAATGCACTCCCGTCGCCGGTGAGCGGGCTGGCGTCATTGCCTGCAACGAGCACCACATCCCATGGGCCGCCTGCCGCGCCCGACACACGCGCCTTGCCACTGCCGATAGTGGAGAGCGCAACGAGCGCCGTCTGCACAGCGGTTGCCGTCGCGTCATAATCAATTGTGGCTGTCGTCTGCCCTTCGTAGCTCAGGGTAAATGTGCCGCCCGTCGGTGCGCCGGTTAGCGTGACGCGCTGCTGTGCATGCTCTGGCACCTGTGCAAGGTATTGGCGCAGTTGGGCAACCGTGGCATAACTCATAATGGCCTCGTGATCAGCGTGATGGTCTTGTCATCGCTCGTTTGTGCGGTGCCTGTTGCAATCTGAATGTAGCGCCAGCCGTGCCAGTCTGTTGGGTCGAGCGCCACAGCCCGCGACGCAACCGCCTCAGTCGCGGCAATAGTGACCTGTCCAGACTGATTGTAGAGCGCTACGAATGTGCTGTTGTCTATGCTGACCTGGAATGTAATTGCGGCGGTTGTGTAGTTTGATGGCAGCACCAGCCCGACCAATGTATCGCCGCCGATGTCGGCAACACTGGATAGATCATTATCTACTGAGATGTCAATCAGTACGGTGCTACTGCTGCGCGCCGGGCTGGTCGTGAAATCAACCTCTTGTGATGTTGGCATTAGCGGAACTCCTGCCAGGTTATGGTACCGGCGGCTGAAGGCGATCCGGATGTCGCAACGGCATACAGCGCAATGTATGCCGGGTTCGCTCCGGCGTTTGACGTGAGCGGGCTATTACTCCCGCTTGCATCTATCGTCAAGGGCAACACTTGTGTTAAGCGTGCACTCGTTGCGGTGCGACTATTACCCGTGCTGTTCGAGGCAACCAGGCCGCGTGCTATTTCATAGCCGCCTGTCGTGCTGATTGCCGTTGCGCTGCTGTTTACTTCCACGCCGCTCGCGTTGTTTGCGGCGGCCCATGAGCCGCCGGTGATCGGGTTGGTTGTGCCGGGCGGATAGTAGTAGGCGCGCCACTCGACCGGGTCAGTTGCAGTGCCGATGGTAACCTCGACAGCCTCTATTTGGATACGATTAGGGATGCTATTGAATGATGTCGCCGGGCGAATAGCGACAAGACATTCGGCAGTTGAGACGGCGATAGGCGACGATCTTCCTGCACTGAATACATACCCCGGCTTATCAAAGTAGCCACCCTCCGAGGCGATGCCGCTACAAAATTGTGTCAGCGTCGGGGTGCTTGTGATCGCGCCGCTTGCGGCTATTTCATAGCGTAGTGGCAGTGTAGCGCTCTGCATATAACTCACGCTGAGCACATTGGCGTAATGCATCGCGTGGCAATACACGATATGTCCATCGATGTAGAAACCGTACCGCACGGTAGCAGTACCAAGCCATCCATAGTCAATGACGAAAATCTGATCATTTGCCGGGTTCAGTGTGGCACCGCTATTGCCTGTGCCGTCCAGTTTATCGAGGTTCCATTCCGCCTGCACGACAGCGGTATCCACGACACTGCCTGATGTTGAGGAGCGCCGCACAACTGAGAGCGTCCCATCGCCCGCCTGCTGAAAAAACAGGCCGTTCGCAGCATCGAATTGCCCGATGCGTTTGGTGACGTTCGTACTTGCCTCCCCCAGCGTGCCAGTCATCGTGATGAATTGCGAGCGGCCCGGCTCGTATGGAAAATAGCGATACGTCTGTCGCACGACGTAGCCATCCGTACCGCTCAGGGTCATGTCCACGCCGCGAGTGTTGCTATTGTGGTTTGCCGCGCCAGAACTGGTGACGCTCTGCCAGATGAGTGGTTCGGCGTCATAGGTGCCAGGGCTGCTGAAAATGTATTGCGGCTCCGAAACTCGAAGCCGATTGAATGCGTCACGCGACAACCCGGCGTCAACAGCCAGGCTGTAACTCTGGTCAAGATTGTCGATCATCCGCAGGTCACGCGGCGTTGTGCCGTCGCTATCAATCCAGCGGGTTGTCGCGTTTGCCATAAATTACTCACTATTCCTCATTGCAAAGCCTTGACAAGTAAACTTGCTTATGGTATGATTATAAGCAAGTTAGACATACACATTACTGAAAGGTACACGGCAATGGCAAGCTTCGATATCGGCGACGCACGCGACATGGTAGACAACTGGGAGTGGCGGAAAGACAGCACGGGCGAATGGTGGAGCTTCCCTGTCGGGCGCAATAGTCGCAGCTCTGTGTGGCTGAACAGAGAGCAGACCGATGCCATCTGGCGAGAAAACGGCAGTCATCGCGCAAAAGGCCGCAAGGTTGCCGAAGGACAGATGGGGCCTTACATCAATTGGAGTTTGGAAATCATGCCGAACGGCGCAGGCCAGTTGTGGTTTTTTGAATACAGCAGGTAGCCAATGACCAAACGAACCCACGGCGGGCGCCGTCTCAACCAGACAGGGCGCCCGCCCAAACCAGAGACGCGCTACACACGCAAGACCATCACCCTGCCCCCTGATACCTACACAGCGGTTAAGGAGGCGCAGCAGCCCGGTGAGAGCTTCAGCGAGTGCGTTGCTCGGTTGTGTCAGGCTGCATTGCATAGATAATCAAGCCTCTTTTGCCCACGTCCCCACAATGGACGTAATCCACCAGCCATCAACACCGTCGCCGATGATGGTCACGGTGTCGCCTTCGGCGTCGCTCGCGGCAGTGTTGATGAGATCCTTATCGTCTACACTGGTCAGTCCGCCACCGTGGATAGCATCGGCAGCAGCAGGCGAGACGCTAAAACCAGTCGTTGACGAGAGTGTCTTGACGATAAAAGTATACGTCACGCCTGCCGCCGTCGCTGGCAGCGTCGCAACCACATCAGCAGCATCGATGATGATTGTCTTGCCGCTGTCAGCACTGGTCAGTGTGAAGTTGGCGTCTTGCGTCTCGGTGGGCGACGTGGCCCCACCAGAGACGCTGAGCGTGCCGCCGGAGACGATGGCAAGCTCGCCCCCGACCACCCACCGTTCGCCGCCTTGCTCACCATAGTTTATGGTGTTATACGTCGGGTCTGTCATCAGGCCGTCCCTTCTGCCGGAGTGACGTGGCGCTCGAAGGTCACGAGGTCGTCTACGTCAATCGTAGTGGGCATCGTGCGGCTGTTAAAGCGCACATACACTGCATCCGCTACCACGGCATTCGCGGTGCCGCGATCAACGACAATCCGAACATACCGATCTTCCGGCTCTACCAGGCAGGTCGCAAAAACCTGCTCATCATCATCATCGGCAATGGTGATCGCGGTGCCTTCCAGGTCAGCGGCGTCGCTCATATCGCTCTCGTTGCCCTGCTGCCATTTAATGGACGTGACTGCTGAGGCGGTAATAGTGCCCATGCGAACCACGGCAAAGACACCGCAAAAATTCGCCATGTCGCAGGTTGAGCCGTTGATGTCTGTCGTGCCTGCTGCGCCGTCGGTTGGCGTGACGGCGCTCTGGAATTCCATTCCGGTCGTAACATCAATCATCGTGGTTCCTCCTATGCCTGCTTCAGACGAACAAAGGCGTCCTCAAGGATTGGCTGCCCGTCTGTTTCCATGATCGCAATGTAGCCCGTCTGATCGTATTCGGCGTACTTTTCGATGAGCACCTGAATTTGTAGTTGCAGACTGTCAGCGATCATGTAGTATTCCATATCGCCCAACAGGATCGTATAGTCGCCTGTGGTGATCGTTGACGGTGCATACTCACTCACGATGTACGGCATTTCCAGGAGCATGTCAGGGCGTCCCATTGCGATGCCGGGTTCCCAGAGGTAATCGCCGTCGCTGGTTTTCAACTTGCGCACCGCCTTGAGAATGTTACGGTGCAAAACCCAACGGGCGCGCCGGTGATATGGTTCCCGAAGTGTGTACTTCATATCGATCAATTCGTCGGCTTTGATCGATGTCGCACTGGCAGCGGTTATGTCGCGGCTCGTGCTGATGCCCTGATCACTTGCCACGAACATCCCAAGCGGCTTGTTATGCCCGTCGCCAGTAAGGAACGCATTTTCTTGCGTGATGGCGAATTTATACGCGATACGGCCCTGGACGTAACTTTCCACGTTCTGGCGTGCCTGCCGGATCAGGCGGCGGGAAATCTTTACGCCTTTGGTCAAGCGGTGCGGCATAAGCTGGCGCTTGCCGAATTTGGTGGTTGCGCTCACATCGGCTTCGGCCAGTTCGGTCGTCCAGTCGGGGTTTGCCGGGTCTTCGTCCAGCGTCACAACGCCCAGGCTGCCGCCCTGCGTAACCTGCACCACATTCGCGAACTGCCGAACATAGACGGTGTTATCGAGCTCCTTGATAATCTCAGCGGTAAACTGTTCGGGTGCGAGCAAGTAGCCGCCTTCAATGTCGTTGGTCGCTGAGAGTGTCTTGATTTCGCTGCTGCTCATGCGATGTGTGCCGCTCACCAGGGCCTTGCGGAATACGGCCAGGTGCGCCGCGTCCTTTGCAGCAGGGCTTTCAGCGCTGTCCCCATCGCCAGGTGTAACAGGCGTGGGCAGCGCGTTCACTGGCTCGTTGATACGCGCTTCCATTGCGGCGGCGCGCTCCAATCGCTGGCCTTCTGCGGTCTTGGCTTCGGCCTGATCAAGCAGGCTGTCAGCTTCGTTCTGCTTTTCCTGTGGCATATCCTGACCGTCGTATTCGTCCAGGATTGATTTTGCCGCAGTGTACAGGCGGGATGCCTCTTCGAATGCGGATTTTACGTTTGCGTTCATTGTTCCCTCACTCCTGCGAGTTTCATACGAAGTTCCATTGCCCTCGCGCGTCGCTGCAAAGTGAGTGCCGTGGTAGGCGGCTCGGCTTTTTCGTCGTCGTCGTCGGGCTTATTCCCATCAGTCTCGCCATGCTCCATCCCGTAATCGGCTCCAAGTTCGTAGGCAAGACGGCAGATATCATTGATGCGCCGCTGGTCAGCGTCGTTATTGCGGCGACCCGCTTTCGCGTGCTGCTCCATCGCGTCAAGGAGTAATGCCAGGTCGGGCAAGCGCTTGCTTGCAGTCGTCGCGTCATTCGCACCCCAGATTACATCGGACGTTTCAAGTAGCCGGATCTCTCGAAGGTTGCGCACCTGCTCGCCGTCCATTGGTTCGTAGTCGAATTTGATCGGCTCATAACCGATACTCATTTCGGTAATTGCCCCGGCCCGAATACCTTCGAGTACCTCATTGCCGCGTGGGGTGTTGAGATAGGTGCGAGCGACCTCTAGCCCGCCCAGCGCGCCGGGAGCCATCTCCAGAACCATCGGGGGCAATTCGTCGCGGGGTATTTCTCGGATGCTTTCAATGACCGCAATGGGCGGCTCCGGGTCCCAAAACAGCCCATTGTGTGACCAGAAGTGTTTCAGGCGGCGGCGGCCTTCCTGGAGTGTTTTCGCAAAAGCACCAGGCCAGATAATATCACCCTGGGCATCAACATTGCCAAGTACTGAGGCAATGCCCGTCACTGTTCGACCGGCGATCTCCTTCACGGCAGCAAATTCCGCAACCTTCTGTTCTGCCATCCTATTCCCTGCCTTGTCTTGCTCTTCGTCTATGCGGTCAAGTTGATCTCGCTTGCGTTCTGACCACGCACGGCCCTCATCACCGCCCCACAATTGCCATGCGATGTGGGCATTACTCGGAGGCTCGCCATCGCTGCCATCCTCGTTGATATGTTCGGTGTCGTGACGCGGCCAGTAGCGCGCAATCTGGCGGATCTTTTCAGGGCTGGCATCCTCTTCACGTACCAGGTAACGCGCCGTACCGCGCCCCACATCAGTACCACCCCGACCATACTCCTCAACAAGATCGAGACCGCGCTGTGCATTCCGCTTGACGGCTTGCGGGATGCTTAGATCAATATCCTGGCCGCGATACGTCGCCACGACTAACCCTTCGTCTGAATACGATGTGCCGGGCCTACTGACACGGGACACTTGGGACGCTTCAGGAGCGCAAATTGAGTGCCGTTCGGGCCGTCGAACACGCGAACGATTTCCCACCCATCGCGGCCATACTCATCAAGCGTCACGCCGTTCGTATCGGCGGTAGCGTCGTCGTTCAGGGTGATGGTCTTGTATTGCCATTGCTGCATGATGTATCCAAACAAAAAGCGGGCACCCGCCCTCCATCTGGAGAGTGAGTGCCCGCTGAGTAGTTACCCGGTGAGCCGATTATTCGACTATGCGGTGCATTCCCTTCGGGGGAGTGCGCCGCTCTACCCATCGCCCCGCCCCTGCGGGTATTGGTGGGATGGACGGGAGTTGCACCCGCCTTGCACCACATCGGTGCCGGTCACTCCGACCTTGCCTCCCTCACCTGGTTAGCCGCCAGGCCGCCGCGTGCTTTCATTTCGCGCTCGTCAATGGTTCGGTTTGCCTCCACTACTCCGATATTCGCCACGGGCCAGCATTACCCTCACCCTCGGAGCTACCATCGATCACCGGCTGGTCGCAACTGTAGGACTTGCACCTACCAGGCGCTCAGGCATCTACACCCCTGCCCTGCATGCGCCATGCCTCCCAGGTGTGGCACCGGCTTCCTGCTGCCGTCGAGTTGCGTTCGTATAGTGCGTGCGTCTCCGATTCGCTTTTTGCCGTCGAGGCTGCCGGAACTGCCATCATACACACAGAGGATGCGTCTTCACCCGACTAGAGTTAATTCCCCTTGTTGACGGGCACCCTCGGACGTGCCCACGGCTGCACTATGCCCGAATTATAGCATACCAGTCACGTATCAGGCAACACGCCGCCGCTTCTGCTCCTGTTCGGCCTGGGCGATCCAGGCATCGAGCATGCGCAGCGCTCCCGACAGGAGACGGCGCAGGTTTTTCAGAGTTGTCAGGTCAATGTACATTACGCCTCCTGAAGCGCCCGAACGGGCGTCACCTGCAGGCTCTTGCCCCAGGTTGGATCGTCGGTCACCATCGCAAACTGCCCAAACTCCACGCGCCCGGCCTGCAACAGCTCATAGCGCTGCGGCCCGA